GATTGAGGTCTCTGGCGGAGGTACGGGCGCGTCGACCCTGACGGACGGTGGAGTGCTTTTGGGCTCCGGCACTGGAGCCATCTCCGCTATGGCGGTCCTCTCAGACAGCGCGATGATCGTAGGAGACGGCTCGACCGACCCCGTCGCAGAGAGTGGGGCGACCCTGAGAACCAGCATCGGAGTTGGCACGGGGGATAGTCCTCAGTTCACAGGTATAGAGCTGGGTCATGCGAGCGACACAACCATCGTTCGCTCCGGTTCAGGAGACCTCACCATCGAAGGCAACGCTGTCTATCGAGCTGGCGGGACGGATGTTCCTGTTGGCGATGGCGGTACGGGAGCCAGCACCCTGACAGACGGTGGAGTTTTGCTGGGCTCCGGCACCTCTGGGGTTACCGCCACGGCGGTCTTGACCGACGGCCAAATGCTCGTCGGCGACGGCTCGACAGACCCTTCTATCGAGTCCGGGGCAACCTTGAGGACAAGCATCGGAGTCGGCACGGGCGACAACGTCCAGTTTACCCAGCTAACGGCAACCGGACCCTTCAGCTCTCTAGGTATTGAGGACAACGCATCGAGCAACGCCATTACGATTTCCATCGACGAGGAAGTCACGATGCCGAGTCAGCCCGCCTTCAGGGCCAGATCAGGTGCCAACCAGACCAATGGCACCGGTGACGGTACGGTATTGACCATCGTTTTCGGAACTGAGATTTTCGATCAAAACAACGATTTCGATGGTGTGTCGACATTCACTGCGCCTGTATCTGGCAAATATCATTGCGATGTGGGTTTGAACTTCGACGGCTCAGATGGCAATCAGACGGCATTGAGAATGAAGCTGGTCACGTCAAATCGAACGATTGAGTTGTTCGACATCAGAGATGTGATGGCGACTGCCAGTGGTGCTGGCGGCATCTCAAACAACATACTCGGTGGATCTGTACTGACAGACTTCGATGCGTCAGACACGGCCACCGTAACGTACACCGGAGCTGGAACGAGCAAGACGCTGGATGTCTATGCTGATGAGTCCACCTTTTTCTCCTGCTTCCTGGTCGCATGAGGTAACACATGAAGCGCTATATTCTATTCGCTATTGCAGGCTTGTTGGCCTCTCCCGCGCTGGCCGATATGACAGTGACAGACCAGAACGGTAACTCGCGTATCGTGACGGACAGAGAGCTGTCTTGCATCGGTCATATAGTTCTCGACCCACCCGCATGGGTGCAGCACGCAGCCGATAAAAACATGCTGTGGGCCATCGACAAGAAGGCAGCCAAATGGTGTCCCATCATGGATGACGCCAAAGCCGAGCTGGGCGACGCCTACGAATCTCGCGTCGAGCGGGACGCCGAGTAATAACTCTTACAGGAGCCCACAAATGTGGTTGCCGGTCGTTGCTGCCTTTCTAGCTCTTCTTATCAGTCCGGCGTTCGCCCAGAACGCTATAGAACACGAACAGATGCTCTACCCGACGGTGCTGGTCGGGTCGAAGGGCAATACCGGTTCCGGCACAGTCATCTTCTCTGAGATGTGGCACCCAGACGGAATCGTTCACACCTACGTTCTGACGAATAACCACGTTATTTCCCGTTCTGTCTCAGTCAAGGAAGAGTGGGACTCTCGGGCGGGCAAGAACGTCGAGAGAGAGACCCGACAGGATGTCATCGTGGAATGGTACGATTACAATCATCAGTCCCGCTCGGTCGGAACCTCAACGAAGCGCGCCGAAATCGTCGCTTATGACGAGGCGACAGACCTGGCTCTCGTCAGACTCTACGATGAGGAAGCCATCATGGATCACGTCGCGTATGTGATTCCTGAAAACGAAGACATTTACATATTCGACTCGGTTTGGGCGGTGGGAGCAAAGCTGGGCAAGCCTCCCTCCCCGACCTACGGATTTATTTCCAACCTGGATGCCGATCTTCGTGGACAACGCTACATCATGGCGTCCGCTCCGATTGTGTATGGAAATTCAGGTGGCTCTCTTTATCGACACTCGGTCGAGCGTGACCGTTACGAACTCATCGGAGTCCCCTCTGCTGCCTCGGTAATCCCGGGGTTTTTCTCTGCCCAGATTATCATTGACATGGCATTCTCCATTCCAATGGAGACGGTGCGGGAATTTTTGGACGAGAATTGTTATTCTCCCATCGTCGGCGGTGCCCTGGAGAGCCATTGCGATGGTTTGGGCGAACACTCCGATGAATGACGACCACGCGACCGACACTGTCCTGGAGAAATTGGGCTTCCTGACAGCCACCGTAAATCGAAACACCCAGGACATCACCGACATCAAGCTCGGCCAGGCCACCTTGAGAGAGTGCGTGACCTCTGGTCACACTGAGCTATCGACGCAGATAGCGAGTATCACATCAACGGTGCAAGGCAGGGAAAAGCGACAGATCCTCATCATCCGGTGCCTCGCAATATTCTTGCCCATTTTTTCTGCCCTGGGGGTTAAGTCGTTCGACTGGTTTAAGTAAGACAGCGAGTTTGGCTGCAAATCACACGCTTGGGAGGAGCCATGCTTGACCTCAACCTCAGGGAATACGCGACCGACCGTCAATGGGCCTGCTACGTCGCCATCGACAAGCACGGTTCCTACCGCAAGGCGGCGGTCGCCCTCGGCTGCCACAAGAGGAACGTCTGGGCGCAGGTAAAGGCGGTCCAGGTTAAGGCCGCGAAGCACGGATATGCTCCCGACCACGATATGACCCACCCAACGCCCGAAGGGTATGTGGTCAAGGGGACAAGCACGCTGTACGACCCTCAGACAGGTGAGGCGCGCCTCCAGTGGGTCAAGACGAGGGAAGATACCGAAAGGCAGCTAAACCTCGTCAGGGAGGCCGTAGAGGCCATGTGCGAGGACATCCCGAAATACAAACCTCGTAAGGCGCCCGAGTTCGACAACGCCGACCTGATGAGCGTGATCCCGTTCGGTGATCCTCATTTTGGGCTATATTGTTGGGCCGAAGAAGTGGGAAACGACTTCGATCTTGACATAGCCCGCAACGATCTGTGCAACGCAGTATCGTATCTCGTTTCCCAATCCCCCAAATCTCATCGCTGTCTGATCGCCAATCTCGGTGACTTTTTTCACGCCGATAACCTGGCTGGAACCACGGCCAAGTCCGGCAATATCCTTGACATGGACACGCGCCTGCCTAAAGTGATTCGAGTCGGTGTCGCAGCCATGCGTACCTGTATCGAGACAGCCCTGAAGCGCCATGAGCAAGTTGAAGTCGTCAACGCAATCGGGAATCACGACGAGGTGCTATCAATGGCACTGTCGATTATGCTCGCTAACGTGTACGAGAACGAGCCACGGGTGGTCGTTCACGATAGTCCTACACGGAGGCATTATATTAGGCATGGCAAGGTACTCATCGGGATCACCCACGGAGACAGAACCAAGGACAAAGACCTCCCAGGCATAATGGCGACCGAACAACCTCAGGAGTGGGGCGAAACTTTACACCGCTACTACTACAGGGGTCACAATCATCACGACACCAAGCTAGAAAGCAACGGATGTATCGTGGAACAGTTCAGAACCCTTGCCCCCGGAGACGCCTATGCAGTAGGGGGCGGCTGGCTCTCTGGAAGAGACATGAAACTTATCGTCCACCACGGTGACTACGGTGAGGTCTCAAGGACAACGTGTTCAATCAACATGCTAAGGGGTGTCTAATGGTAGAATATTCCGACTGGAACGAAGACGCAGCAAGCGAGAAGGCTTTCAGGTTTCTGTCCCCGACCTATGACGGGGGAAACATCAGGCCGAACGGCCAGATCATCGTAGGCGACGGTACGCGCACGCATTGCAGTGAAGAAATCACAGCCGACACTGCGCACTCCTACGCGATCACCTTACTGAGATTTGAGACCGAGGCAAGACGGCGGACTAGCCAACGAGATCGGTGCCGGCAACGCGCAGCGAGCGGTGAGTATGATTGCAAGTGCAGGGCTGAGGCACCGTGACCGAACCAGCCGACATCCTCCGTAACGCGGCGACGCTCGTAGGGGAAGCCAAGAACGACGAGCACGGGGATTACCGCGCCACATTTGCCAAGACGGCAGACCTCTGGTCAGCCTATCTGAGCACAACCATCACACCGAGAGACGTCGCTGCCATGATGGCTTTGCTTAAATTGGGAAGGGACAGGACGGCACCCGGTAATCCTGACAACCCACTGGATGCAGCCGGGTACGCCGGCTTGATGGGGGCACTATGAGCGGTTTCTATTTCGTTGCAGCGCCGTACGCAAGCGCAGAAGACAAGGAGCAGCGGTTCTTAGACATTACGAAGCAGACCGCCCGCCTGACTAAAATGGGGAATAACTGTTACTCACCCATCACCCACGGTCATATGCTGGAGAAATTCATCGGCCCCCAGACCTTTGAGTGGTGGATGGCAACGAACCGGCCCTTCTTAGACGCCTGCAAGGCTATCATCGTGCTCAAGTTTGACGGTTGGGAGGAATCTCCGGGTGTGACCCATGAGATTTCTGTATCGAGGGAAGAGAACAAACTCGTGCTCTATCAGGATGTGACGTGAAGTGCTTACGGTCCTTGACCTCTTCTCTGGAATAGGAGGGTTTAGCCTTGGACTCGAACGAGCCGGACCTTTTCGGACAGTTGCCTTCTGCGAGCGAGAACCCTTCCCCCAAGCCGTCCTCAGAAAGCACTGGCCCGAAGTCCCCATCTACGATGATGTCAGAACCATCCCTACAGAGCGACTTGGAAGAATTGATCTCATCTGCGGCGGGTTCCCCTGCCAGCCCTGGAGTGTCGCCGGGCAGCAGCGAGGCGCAGAAGATGACCGAGACCTCTGGCCGGTCATGGCTTCCCTTATTGAAAAGCTACGGCCTCGATGGGTCGTTGGCGAGAATGTGCGAGGCTTTATTAACGAGCCGATGGGCCTCCAGCGCAGCCTTTCTGACCTGGAAAGCCTCGGGTATCAAGCCGTCCCATTTATCATTCCAGCTTGCGCCGTTGACGCCCCGCACAGACGAGATCGGGTCTGGATTGTTGCACACTCCGACAGCCAAGGCGAACCAGACGAGCCCCTCGATGGTGGAGAAGGGTCGAGGCAACTGGGTTTCGGGGATGTGGCCGACGCCACGAGCGAGAGACCACAAGGGCGGCAGAAAACCAGAGACGCTAGCAGCAAGCGGACGCGGGGAGGCGAACACACTCAACGATGCGGTAACGATCAGGGACCAACATGGCTCCCTGAACCCAACGTGGGTCGAGTGGCTCATGGGGTTCCCAGAAGGGTGGACCGACTTAAAGCCCTCGGAAATGCCGTCGTCCCGCAAGTCGTCGAGCAAATCGGAGAAGCAATCCTAGAGGCCAACAAATGATTCATTATAAACCCGGCGTCCGCGTTTTCGGCATACGCCCCGAGACGGTGCTAGCCATTCAGGTGGCCCACGAGGTCTATGAGCTGTACAAAGCCGACCTCGTAGTCACGTCAGTCATCGAGGGCAGTCATAGCAGGGGCTCCCTGCACTACACTGGACAGGCGGTTGATCTGCGTCTGCATGACTGGCTGACGGTCCAGCAGCACGAGGAGGTTGCCGATGAGATACGCAAATGCCTGACAGACGATTACGACGTCGTCCTGGAAAGCAATCACATCCACATCGAATATCAACCGAAGGAGTCCTATACATGATCGGGTCGATAATCAGGGGCGTTGCAAATCAACTACTCAGACT